TTGAGCTGGCCCAGAAAGAACTCGGCACCGACAGGGATAGGTCCCGGGATGATGCTATCGCAAAGGGCGGCATCACCTTCAACAATATTTTGCAGTTTTTCCAGGATATGACCGATGACGACCGCGACAAGCTCGAATTTGAATGGGATGCAATCGGCGTGGGCGCAAAGAGAAGCGGCCAAGGCCCTGTATCTCGTTTCAAATTACCCTGAGTTATACCTGGCCCGATATCATCATCTGAACTCTCGCGGCCAGAGAATGACCTTCGGTGGTCGGGATTGGCTTGTCCCTATTTACAAAGACAAATCCCAGCAAAAGGTATTTCTCAAATCGACTCAATGCGGCCTGTCCGAATATGCGGTAGTGTCGAGTTTCGCCAAAATGATGGCCGGTCGCTCAGTCCTCTATATCCTGCCGACTCTGGAAATGCGGAATAAGTTTGTTCCTAACCGATTTGATCGCCGGGTTGATGAATCAGAATATTATAAATCGGGCAATGCCGGGACCGACAACCGCGGCCTGAAATTCTTCTGGAAGGGGTCAATCAATTTCGTCGGCTCGAATGTCTTGGGGTCTTTCCGGGAATACCCTGCCGATGATATCTATTATGATGAGTTAGACCTTTGCGACATGAAGAATATTACCTATGCCCAGGACCGATTGAGTGCAACGGCCGAGCTTGGTATTGTCGCCTCTCAGACAAAACTGTCGAATCCGACCGTCCCCAAATATGGAATTGATCTGGCCTATGAAGAATCGGACAAAAAAGAATGGCACATAAAATGCCCTTCCTGCAATTCTTGGCAGCCCCTGAGCTGGTTCGATAACTTTATCGATCAGCAGACAGCCCTCCCTTTTACCCCCGACAAGACCGGCTCACCAGTTGTCGTATGCCGGTCTTGTCGTAAAGAAATCAACCGGACCGGACCGGGCGAATGGGTTGCCGAGCATCCCGGCCGGGACATCTCCGGCTATCATATTTCCAAATTGTTTACCAAGCAGGCGACCGAGGCCGAACTGTTTGCCGCCTTTTTGAAGGGAAAGCAAAATGCCACAGATATGCAGCGATTTTACAATTCCGATCTCGGTCTGCCATTCACGGGCAGCGGCGAAAAGCTGGATCTCGATGTCTTTTCTTCCTGTACCATTCCGGGATATCAGCTTCCCTTTACCTCTGAGAATTGCGTGGCCGGGATCGACGTGGGCGGGGTCCTACACATCCGAATCTCCAATCTTTCAAACGGCAAACGGCGGATGGTGTACGTTGGAACCGTCCCCAACTTCGACGAGTTATCCAACATACTCAAACGTTATAAGGTCCGGCTCTATGTAATCGACGCCCGGCCGGAATATCATAAAGTCTTCGAGTTTATCCAGAAGAATCCGGGAGGTTGGGCCTGCGACTTTCACCCCGACGCCTCAATATCTGATATCAAAGTGGACAAGGCGGCCAGGACCATCAAGGTCAACCGCACCCGGGCCTTCGATGAAAACGTGGCCGCTTATATCAATCGTCAAGTTGAGTTGCCGGAGAACTGGCGAACGCTGGACAGAGGGGACTGGCTTTCGCAAATGATGGCTCCGGTCAGACGCCTTGACGAGGACCGGAAACCCCCAGCGTTTATCTGGGATGAGGGCGGCCAGCCCGATCACTATTGCCTCGCTGATATCTATGAGCATCAGGCGGCCAAACTTTGCGGCTTTGGCGGTCAAAGCTATCGAGTGGAGTGGGTAGGATGAAAATATTCGGCTTTGAGATAAGACGGGCTGGCAAAGAGAAATTCTCATGGGGTAACCCCGACCTTCATCAAAAGGTAATTACGGTTGGTGGGTATCCGTTCTATATGTGGGACATGGGTGACTTCGATGCCTCAAAAGCCGACAAGGTGGACGCCAACTTTGCCCGAGCTGTCCAGATCACCGCCGATTCGATTTGCAGCCTCCCGATTATCTTAAAGCAGGATAATGAAGAAATCGAGGCCCATGAGTTTATCGACCTGATCCGAAAGCCCAACAGCCTCATCCGCTTTGACGAGCTTCTCTGGCACGTCATTCAGGGGCTTATGGTGACAGGCCGGTCTTTCTGGCGCTTCCCCCTCGGCACAGCCCTATCTTCAAAACCCCCGACCGAGATATGGCCGGTTATCCCCAGCGCTATCAGTTTGAAATACGTCGAGGATATCCCGGCCGCCTTTATCCTCCAGGCCAGGGGAAGCAAAATAACCCTCCCCCTCGAAGAAGTGGTCTATTTCAAGTTTTACGATATGCGAAACCCCTTCGAGGGGTCCGGTCTGGTCGAGGCCATCAGGGACGAAATGAATACCAGCAAGAAAGCCCTGCGATATCACGAAATGCACTTAAAGAGCGGACCGCTTCAGGACTTGCTATTTATCGATGAGACCCTGGCCGGATTACAGAAACCTCAGAGGGAAGAGTTTACCGATTCGCTTCAGGATAAATACGGCGGTTCAGAAAAAGCCAACAAGTCCCCGATTCTCCCGCCCGGGATAAAGCCGCATGAAAGACCGAGCAAACTTCAGCAGATGGCTTTCGGTGAGCTGGTCAAATTCAACCGAGAGCAGGTCAATGCCCGGGTCGGCATACCGCCATCAAAAGGCGGCATATATGAATATGCCAATTACGCCAATGCCGTTATTCAGGACCGGGGCTTCTGGACCGATACAGCCATCCCCATGGCCACTAAAATATCCCTGACCATCAAACATCAAATCCTCGACAGGTTCTGGCCGGATGAAGATCTGAAAGTTGTCTTCGATGTCAGCGGCATCAAGGCTCTTCAGGAAGATTCCCTGCAGCAGGCCCAGCGGCTTCGGACCGCGACGGGCCGGCCGTTTATGACCATCAACGAGGCCCGGGAAGAAATGGGTAAGGAGCCGGTTGAAGGCGGCGACGAAATCCCCTCGGCGGGACTGGCCTATGATCCTGACCTTCAGAACGGCCAGCAGCAGCAGAAAAAGTTCTGGTATATCGATGATGTCATAAACCAGCGAAAACCTCTCGATCGGGCGGGGGAATGGTTTCGGTTTGACAAAAGGGTCAAGATGGCCGAGGGCCGCTTTACCAAATTCATCCGGCGATATTTTGCGGGGCAGAGAGCGCGACTGATAAAGAGTCTCAAGGACTACACGGCCGAGGGTCAGTTTATGTCCCGCATAATATTTGCCGACGAGGCCAAGCCCTTCGATATCCAGAGCGAAAATGAATATCTGACGGCCCAGATTAAACCCTTTTACAAAAAAGAAATGGATAACGCCGGACGGCAGGCGATGGCTTCTCTCGGAATGGCTCCGGCTTTCGATATCACTAATCCGAATGTGGTCAAAAAGATTCAGGACCTGACTAATCGATCAAAGAAAATCAATGATGCAACCTTCGCCGATATCAAGGGGCTTCTCAAGGAAGCCTATGAGGAAAAATGGAATCAAAGCCAACTCGTGAAGCAGATATATGAGCTTTACGGCGATTACGGCCGGGCCAGAGCCGAAATGGTCGCCCGGACCGAAATGGCCGGGGTCTATAACACCGGAGCGGAAGAAGGATATCGACAGGGCGGCGTGACCAGAAAAGAATGGATGGCTTCGATAGATGATGCCACCCGCCCGGAACACGCCGCCGCCGATGGTCAAATAGTTTCGATAGATCAACCCTTTAATGTAGGCGGCGAGATGCTTATGGCACCTGGCGACCCGAACGGCTCCGCTGCAAATGTAATTAATTGCCGGTGTACTTTACTGCCGGTGATTGAGTAGGAGGACTAAATGAAAACATTACGTTTGTTGATGCTGGCGCCACTTGTCATTCTTATTGCGCTCTTCATAGCCAATATCAATGTCGCAGCTCAGTCTCAGGTCCGTAGTTATGCCAATATCTACAAAACCGACTCGATGCGGACCGACTCCTCGGCGGCGGTAATAACCCAGGTGGATTCCCTGACGGGCAATCAGGAATCGGGGGCCGCCGATTCGAGCGGAGCGCCGCTTTTCTATTTTGATAACCTCGGCGGGGCTGATGTCTCAGTTGTAACCGGATGGTTCGAAGCTTATATCGACACGGTTGACAATGATAGTGTCGGGTCTTCCGTAACCGCCACAACGCCGGACACGACCGGCAACGATACTCTCATCCTGACCATTTATACCGCTTTCAGGAAACATTGGGGAACGGCCACCACTTATGCCAGATCGGGTGAGGAAGCCCTTGTTGCCTGCACTCTTCAGGCCATGTGTTACTCGGCCGCCGGAGCCACCGGATCAGTCGGGGCAAAATTTACGATTCCCGCGACCGCCGGTATTGGCGATGTCCTCTATGGCCGCCTGACATGGAAGTATCAGCAACCCGCCGCATCTCTCGATGACACTTCGCAAATCGTTTACATGACCTATTGCCGAATGATTGCGAGATAGGGCGATGCTGCTCAAGTTCATAAACGAGAATCTCTGCCGGCTTAACCAAACCGGCAAGGTCGAGTTTGCCGCCGAGGCGAAGGGGTCTATTCTTATAAAAGGATATGCCCTGACTTATAATCGGATATTTCCGAGAACTGGCGACCCAAAATTCATCTTTACCAAAAGTTCCATATCCCAACAGGTAATAGATGAGTATTTGAAAAAGCCGATCATCCAGAAAATCCACAATGATTATGAGTTCGCCATCGGTGAGACCCTGACCCTCGAAAACCGCGACGACGGCCTGTATATCGAGGCCGTTATCCGGCCCGCCGGTCAGAACGGCAGGGATGCGGTTGAGCAGATCAAGGCTAACCCCATAAGGTCCCTATCCATCGGCTTTATGATGGAGATGCCGGAATATGATGAGACACTCGGGGCTTATAAGCCGGTGATATCGGAGCTTTTCGAAATCTCCATCGTCAACCTCGGCCGGGATGAAGAGGCCGTTTTTGAAATTGCACAGCAATTTAACCAAATAGCGCCTGGGCTGGCGTCGGGCGATAAAACAAGGAGACATTTCGATATGGAACCCAAACCCGTAACCCAGGAAGAATTTAACGAGGTCAAATCTGATCTTGCCGGAATGAAGGTGACGCTCGGCCAGATTGACCCCAAGGCAATCGAGAAGATTGCCAGGCTCGAAAAGATCGTCGGGGAATATCAGTCTCAGGATAACAAAACCCGGGCCGAGTTCTCCGAAACCCTTGACCGCATCGTCAAGGATCACACCAAAGCCATGGATGACCTGAAAGAGGCTTACAACAAAGCCTGGGAAAAGAACATCGGTGATGGTGAGAGGTCCGATCTACCGATCACGGCCCAGCAGGCGCTTTTGACCGATGCCGCTATCCTGCAGCGGATGTTCACCAAGGAACGGTTCGATCAGATTTGCGAGTTCCGCAATATGAGCGACCTGGCCTTTTTCTCTTATCAGTTCCTCAACCCGCAGAACCAACTCGAAAAGGAAATGATCGTCAATAAGGAGAGGTTCCTGAAGATGAAGCAGGCCAAAAACCTCTCTCACTCGGCCCATCGGTTCGCCATGGATACGGCCACCGATGCCGAGGGCGCTGACTTTATCCCGGTCGGATATTCGACGGAATTGATCCGCAAGGTCCGCCTGGCCTCCCGGGTTGACGGGCTTTTCGATTACTTCCGGATGCAGGAAGCCAATGCGTATGTCAATATGGAAGGTGACGACATCCTGCCGCTGCGTCATACCCAGACCACCACTGTCCAAACGGCCCGGGCCGACTCCAATGAGCAGACACCCGGAACCGATCAGGCCCAGTTCACGGCCGAGAAACTCCGGACCCGGATTCAGATATCCGGCGAGATGACCGAGGACAGCATGGTCGAGGTTTTCGATTATGTCTTCAACAAAACGGCTATCGGCTTTGCCCGGGGTATCGATAAGTGGTGGATCTCCGGGGATAATGCCGCTGGCACCGGACTCGACAGCGGCGATGCGCCCGGCTCTACCG